ATGCTGCTTATAAGACTTCTGTGGATTGGGTTTCCGGTGCTTTTGAGACTACTCTTAACTCTTGGGTTGCTCCTTTAACTGTTGATCAACAAGTCTCTAAACTTACTGTAAGTTCTGAATCTGGTGGTATTGTTTTAAATTATTCAATGACTTATGGTTTCTTTAAGGTTACACCTCGTGTTCTTGATCCTATTTTCGTTACTGCTTGTAATGACACTTGGGATACTGACCAATTCCTTGTGAATGTTGCATTTAATGTTAAACCTGTTCAAAATCTTGATTACAATGGAATGCCGTACTGATTTTAATTCGACTTCTTGTATTCCGAATACTGTTGTTCCATCTATTCGTCCGATTGATACTTTGATTCGGCGTGAAAATGAAGATGGTTCGTATCGTATCGTTGCTGATATTACGCTTTTGTTTAATGAGGATCGTATTATCAATGATCTTGGTGAGGATAATCTTCGGAATTTGGTTCGTTCTATGCAGTCTAATCCTTCGTCTCCTTATGTTGATTCTGGCTTGACTGATGAACAGATGATGGAGACTGTTAAATCTCGTTATCTTCAATCTCCTTCTGAAGTTCGTGCATGGCTTGAGACGTTAGTTGATAAAGCTGATGTTGTTCGTTCTGATTATGAATCTTTAGTTGAGGAAGCTCGTGCCGCCGAGATTGCGAAAGCTGCTGCCGCTGCTTCCGAAACTACTCAAACTGAATAATTATGGGTGTTGATCTTGGTTTAGCTGCTCTGATTGGTGCAGGTGTTTCTGCTGGTTCCGCTGGTCTTTCTGCGATTTCTTCCGGAAAGATGAACCGTCGTGCAGAGAAATACAATAAATGGGCTTTGCAGCAACAAATGGCATTCAATGAACAGCAAGCTCAACTGGGTCGAGATTGGTCTGAGGAAATGATGTCTCAGCAAAACGAATGGAATCTTGAGCAATGGAATCGTGAGAATGAGTATAATACTCCTGCCGCTCAGCGTGCTCGTCTTGAAGCCGCTGGATTGAATGCTGCTCTTGCGATGCAAGGACAAGGATCTATTGGTATGGCTGGCTCCGGCCAGCCTGCTGCTGCTCCTGCTGGTTCCCCTCAGGCTGCTACTGGAGGTTCTTCTGCTCCCCAGTATTCTCGACCTGATTTCTCGCTTCTTTCTCAGGCTGTTGATTCTTTCTTTAAGAATAAACTTCTTTCAGAACAATCGACTGGTCAAGGTCTTGATAATCTTCTCCGTGCTCGCTATGGAGATGAATTATATCAGACTTCTATCGGTAAGACAAATGCTGAGATTTCGAATCTTCGTTCTCAGACTGCCCGTAATTATGCTGAAACTGCTGTTGCCTCTCTTACTGCTGATGCACAACGTACGTTGAATAAGTACCTTGATATGGGGCAGCAACTTTCGCTTATCACGAAAATGGCTGAATATGCGTCTATTACTGCTGGAACTGAACTTACTAAAGCGAAGTATAGGACCGAAGTTGCGAATGAGATTAAAATACTTGCTGAGGCGAACGGAATAAAGATTTCGAATGAAGTTGCCCGTGCTACTGCTCAATCTTTAATTGATGCGATGAATAAGGAAAATGAGTATCGTGCCTATGATGCTGCGCTAGGATATGATTATCTTCCTCGTCGTCATTACCTAAAGAACAAAGGTCTCGGATATGAGACCGATCTTTTAGAAGGTGATCTTGGTCTTCAACGTGTTGAACGTGCTTTAGCTGAATTTGAAGAGTTTACTCGTGATACTCCTGGAAATCGTTGGTTACGTAAGAACGTTGATCCGATCACTGGTATCGTAGGCACCTTGCTTGGTGCTACAACCATTGGAGCTGCAACAAAAGGTGTCAAAGGTTTAGCATCTTATGCTCGTCGTTACAATAATGGACGTAAGAGTATACGTGAATAAACTTGTTATTTTGTAAGCTCCTTATTATCATCTGTTTACAAGTTTTGCCGGAAGACTTATACCTTCCGGCTTTACTCGTTTGTAGTAATGTAGTTGTCTTATCTGCGTATGCAGTTTCGCTTCGGCTGTCCTCTAATGGACATGAGCCAGAAGCGTGCGCCGCAGGCCTGGTCCACCTCATTTAATTTCTAAGCGAAGCCACCACTTGCGCCCGAAGGGTTTGAGGTTTCCCCATTCCTCAAAGGTATTTTCTTGTCCTAATTACCCGCAAGTGACACCTAATATCTTCTTGACATCTTTTAACGTAATTATTTTTGGTATTTACAATAAAAGTTTTATATTTGTATTGTAATAATAACCACTTAAAATTGATTGATATGAAAACTTTTAATTTACTCGTCGAAATTCAAGATCCAGATCGGTGTTTGAAGTCTGTTTTTTATATTTCTGTTTGTGGCAATTATACTCTTTCTCGTGCTAAGAGAGAGTTAGGTTCCAGGGTTCGTTTCCTTACTCAGTCTCTTCATTCTGGTATGACTATTTTTTACAATTTGAATACGGTGTTTGTGTCCGATTATAATCCTTTAAAAAATGATTGATATGAAGTATCTTGTTTTAATTCAGAGTAATGCTAATCCACAACATAAATGCACTATGGTTGTGAATTCTATTGATTTATTTGCTTTCTTAAATGAGTATTCTAAAGAGAATACTCTTATTTTTCAAGAAGTTAAGGAATATATTAACCCTGTAAATAATTAAATTATGGCTGATGATTCAAAAAAAACCAAACTTTGGTCGGCGATTATTTCTGCGATTGTGGCTGCTTTGACTTCACTCGCTAGTGCTTTATTTTAATAGTTTAGATTATGTTACCTAGTGATCAGATACATAAGGAATTATCTAAGACGTGTTTGCACGGAAAGAATGTGTATAATAAGTATACCGGGCAAATGATGTATCAATCATGTGGTAAGTGTGAAGCCTGTTTATCCCGCCTTGCTAGTGCCCGGTCTATTAAGGTAGGAGTGCAGGCTTCCTTGTCTAAATACGTTATGTTTGTAACTCTCACTTATGATACTTATCATGTTCCGAAGTGCCGAATTTATTCGAATGGTGATAACAATTATGTCCTTGTTGTTAAACCTCGTGTTAAAGATTATTTCTATTATGAAACGCCCGAAGGACAGAAACGTCTGAAAGGTCTTTCATATGAGGATGATTTTCGTGTTGAATTCAAGGCTGATAAGGATTATATTGAGAAATTCAAGGCTCAAGCTAATTTAAACATTAAAGGTCGTTATCCTTACCTTCAAGATATGTATGGTTATCTTTCTCGTAAGGATTGTCAATTATTCATGAAGCGTTTACGTAAACGCATTAAAACTGTATCAGATGAAAAAATACATACATACGTTGTGGGAGAGTACTCACCAAAACATTTCCGCCCGCATTTCCATTTCTTATTTTTCTTTAACTCGGACGAAATCGCCAAGAGTTTTGGATCGTTTTTACATTCATGTTGGAAATTTGGTCGTGTCGATTGGTCTCAGTCGAGAGGAGACGCTGAGTCGTACGTTGCGGGATATGTTAATTCATATGCACGTCTTCCCTATCACCTTGGATCGTCACCTAAAATTGCTCCTTTCGGACGGTTTTCAAACCATTTCGCCGAGAGCTGTTTTGATGACGCCAAACAAACCCTCCGTGATAGCTTTTCCCAACAGAAAGCCCCCGTTTTCGCTCCCTTTCTTAATGGAATCCCTAACCTCGTTAATGGTCGACTTTTACTTACACGCCCTTCCCGGTCGTGTGTCGATTCCTGCTTTTTCCGGAAAGCGAGAGATGGTCGATTGTCTAGCCATGAACTACTGCATCTTATTAGAGCGGTATGCCATGTTGTCGAGCAAGGAAAACGATTTTTCGCTAGAGACGGTCTCAACTATACCTTCTTGAATCACGCTCGTTTTATCGTAAAGTTTTGTAAGTCTTTTCGTTATCAAAAAAGGGAGAAATTACTCTCCCTTCCTTCTTGTCTTGTTACTCTCCTTTATTATTCTCGTGTAGATCTTACGAAGGATATTCAGGATTATAAAAATTCAGATGTTGATGAAGCGATGTCACAATCTATTTATCGTGTCATTCTCTATACTATGCGTTTTGTTCGATTTTGGAAAATAGATAAAATGTCTTATTATGATGGAATTCGTTTACTCGATATGTGTCGTGAGTATTACCGTTTATTGGATTATCAATATTTGCGACAGAGGTTTCAATTTTTGGAACAGTGTGAAGAGGATTTGCTTGACTTTTATATGCATCCTTCGGAGCATTTTGCGGACAATTTACCCCGTACTATTGTTACTGGGATTAATCAATATTCTCTCGAGCGTTATCAGAAGGCGATAAAACATCGAGATATTAATGATCTTAATATTCAATTTGTAAAACCTTTATTGCCAAAGCGTTATGAAAAGACTTTACCTTTATGTAGTTAATCCTTTTCATGAGAATGGTCATATTTTCGTGTGTGCTATTGACTATTTTTGTAATTCTTATGCTCAATTACAACGCCGTGCGAAGGTTTTGGAGAGTTGTTTAAATACTGGTTCTGTGGATCGCTTTATTGTTCGTTTATCTAAGATAGAGGAGGTTCAGCCTGTTCAAGGCGAACTTCCTTTTTAATGTTTAATTTAAATTTATATTATGGCTAATTTATTTTCTTATGGATCTGTCCGTAATAAGCCTGCTCGTTCAGGTTTTGATTGGTCAGAACATTTTTCGTTCACTGCGAAAGCTGGTGAATTACTTCCTGTTTATTGGAAGTTTCTTCTTCCCGGTACGAAGGTAAATTTGAATCTTAGTTCGTTTACTCGTACTATGCCTGTTAATACTGCCGCTTTTACTCGTGTAAAAGAGTATTTTGATTGGTATTTTGTTCCTCTTCGTTTGATTAATAAGTCAATTGGTCAAGCTCTTGTACAGATGCAAGATCAACCTGTTCAAGCTACATCTATTGTTGCGAATAAATCCGTTACTTTAGATCTTCCTTGGACGAATGCGGCAAGTATGTATACTCTTTTGGATTATGCGTATGAAACGTTGCCTGATATGGGTAAGGATAAGAATTTAAATGGTTTTTCGAAAGCTGCAACTTCTGCTAAACTTCTTCGTTATCTTCGTTATGGTAATTGTTATTATACTTCTAAGCCTTCCGAAGTTGGTACGAATAATAATTTCGGTCTTTCATCGAAAAGTGATTTCAATTTGATTGCTGCTAAGAATGTTTCTTTCAATGTTCTTCCTTTGGCTGCTTATCAGAAAATTTATTGCGATTGGTTTCGGTTTGAGCAATGGGAAAATGCCTGTCCTTATACTTATAATTTTGACTACTATAATGGTGGTAATGTTTTTAATGGTATAACGGCTAATCCGGAGAATTTCTGGTCTAATGACAATATCCTTTCTCTTCGTTATGCGAATTATAACAAGGATTTGTTCATGGGTGTAATGCCTTCATCTCAGTTTGGATCTGTTGCTACGGTTTCTGTTAATAATATTGGTGATTCTGCTTCTGGTAATGCTCTTTTATTACGGAATGTAGGTGGTAATAATCTTATTACTTCTGCTTCTGCTTCTTTAAATCCTCTTGTTTTAAAGCAAGTAGGAGGTTCTATTTCTGTTGATCGGAATCTTGGTGTTTCTGTTTCTAGTTTAAAGTCCTCATTTGATATTCTCTCTTTCCGTATTGCTGAGGCTACTCAAAAATGGAAAGAAGTTACTCAATGTGCAAAGCAAGGTTATAAAGAGCAATTAGAAGCTCATTTCAACGTGAAGTTATCTGAAGCTTTATCAGATCATTGTCGTTATATTGGTGGTACTTCATCCGGTGTTACGATTTCCGAGGTTCTTAATACTAATCTTGATACTGCTTCTTCTGCTGCTGATATTAAAGGTAAAGGTGTTGGAGGTTCTTTCGGTTCTGAGACTTTTGAAACCAATGAACATGGTATTTTGATGTGTATTTATCATGCCGTTCCTGTTTTGGATTATCTTCGTTCTGGTCAGGACCTTCAATTGTTATCTACTTTGGCTACCGATCTTCCGATTCCTGAATTTGATCATATTGGTATGGAAGCTCTTCCTGTTGAGACTTTATTTAATGAGAGTACTATTGCAGGTAGTTCTATTATTGAATCCATTCCTGTGCTTGGATATGTTCCTCGTTATGCTGCTTATAAGACTTCTGTGGATTGGGTTTCCGGTGCTTTTGAGACTACTCTTAACTCTTGGGTTGCTCCTTTA